GCAACATTCTTAAGTATTTGTGGAAAGAAAAGATTTATCAATCGACATGCCTATATGCTCATCCATCAATTGAGTTCCTTTATGTGGGGCAAGTATGAGGAGTTTAAGGATGAGATGCAGAATCTGGATAAGATTATGGTGATGATAAAAAAGGTATACGGAGAATATACAAAAATCCCGACGAAGAAACTCGAGGAAATATTGAAACACGATCTGTGGTTTGATGCTGATCAATGCCTGGAATATGGATTGGTGGATGAAATTGTCGTTTCTTAGTAAAGAATATATAAGATTTGATGAGCGAGGTCATAAAGATATAAAACCGAAACCATTTTTGAAACCAGCTTTGGAAATGGTTATGAAAAAATATTTGAAAAAAGAAAGTAAGGTAAAAAAAATGACAAGAGAAAAGATAAAACCGAATTATGATTATAAAAAAATAGTGGAAGAATTCGAAGAATGGCTTGTGGAGAGGATTACTTATCTAGATGATGAGGTAGATATTAAAGAGAACAGAGATATAAGAGTAGCTGAATTTTATCGGATCCAAACTAAATTTAATTCTACCAAACGAAAATATATGTTTCTAAAATAATTTATCGAATATATTTAAAAGAGAAAGGAGGTTTTTATTATGAATAAACACTATAGACATGGAGATATCTTATTAATAAAGATTGATAAGTTACCCAAGAATATAAAATTCAAAACTAAAAAGGATAAAGTAATTTTAAAAGGAGAGGTAACGGGACATGCTCACAGATTAGAAGGGAAAACTAAAATATTAGAAATAGCAGAACAAATAGCTAATAATGGAATTGAAGCTTGGAATAGATATAGACTTATAGTAAATACTCCTATAGTGAGACTAAAGGATAATGTGATTAGTTACGCAGTGGTAGATGCTCCAGCTGAATTGACCCACGAAGAGCATTCTACTATTACTATTCCATCTGGAATATATGAGATTAGGAGACAAAGGGAATACGATGCAGATTATATCAAATTCGTTGAGGACTAAATTAAATTCATGGAAGACCGGAGAGAATATAAGGCATACCGAATGCGGGGACTATTACATACTGGATGAGATTATGAGTGAAGCAGATTTGGTATCAAATAGAGATTTTAATCCCTATACAATTGATTTATATTTTGAAGCAAAAAATAAAGGATTATGTATTTTTCACATAATAATACCTCCGGTAAATGTGGTAAGCAAAATTCATACTATAATATTTTTCCCTTGCTATACGACTCTAAAAATTCTAAATAAGAGGAACTTAGCCGAAATACTCTCGGGGGATAAAGGATTAATTAATAACTTTCTGGATATAGAATTAAGTCTTAAAATAGATCTTGGACAAACTATAATTTTGAGAAGAAATAATAATGTACTTTATGGATTTAGATATATTCTAAAACGATTTACTCAAGATTTAGAAACGAAAATAAAATTAGAGATGGCTTATCCCATAACATTCGAAGATGTAGAAGAAACAGAAAATCTGGAATTGAGAGAACAGATACTACGGAAATTCGGCTATGAGGATTATATTAGAGAAGGGTTTAAGAAAGGTAAAATTAACTATCTCATTATTGAGGATAAAATTTTTCAATATAATAACCCGGGGAGTGATTTTTATAGAATCCCGGAAGGGTATTTTAACAACCGAGAGGATAAGATAATATTTCTAGCAGAGGATATAACATTTTTACAAGTTAAAGATCCCTCGAGCGGGAAGATATATTTTCTCAAAGTGCCTCCTGATATGCGTAGTGTACAAGAGGCAAAAGCCTGGACGTTTGGATTAGAGAAAGAAGAGTACGAACCTGAAATAGAAACTTAAGAGGAGGCGATAAAGTGAAGAAATTAGCAGTGATTTTAATTTTGCTAACTTGTTTAATTTTAACAACGTTTGCCACAGAGAAGATTTACGATTTTAGACAAATCAATTGGGGAATGAGCGTAGAACAAGTTAAATTGTCGGAAAAAGGAGAGATTGAATACCAAAAAGACAAAGAAGGATATACAGAGTATAAACTAACCCATAAAGTAAAACTTGGGTTATATAATTATTACTGTTATTACTATTTTGTAGAAGATAAACTTTATAAATGTGAATATCGAGATGCCTATACTATACTTGATTCTAGTGGTTTTATTGCCATTACTGAATATAAGAGATTCAAAAAGAGTTTAATTGAAAAATATGGCAAACCTTTTGGTCAGGATGAACGTAATGCCTATGTAAGTTTGGGTTCGTCGTGGAATACTCCTACTACAAAGATAGAGTTAGATTGTTCTACCTGGCTCGATTCTTTAAGTATAACTTACGAAAGCACAGAATTAAAAAGTTGGATAGATAAAATATTAGAAGAAAAAACTGAGATAAGCACAGATGAACTTTAATTAAGTAATGGGAATAAACCAATAATAGAAGAGGAGTCGATAAATGAAGAAACATATATCGATAAGTGATGAAGAATATGATGATATTTTACAATGGCTAAAAGAAGAAGACATTGAGGTTGAATCACTTAGTGAAAAGGAAGCCGTAGGAATGAGAAATACCTTTTCATTCCAAAGATGGCAGCTGAGGAAAGCTTATCATGAATTCGGGGCAGTCATGAGAGAGACCCGATTAGGTTCTATTTTGATATCGATTATAGAAAGAATTGATAAAATATTTGAAAAGATATTTTGTTGAGATTGTGAGATCGAATGAAGGTGAACGAAGTTAAACCGGGACAAATTTTTACTACTGATAACACTCTTACATATCCGAAGCTAAGACTACATAAGGGATTTATAGATATGAGGACCCGATATATTTATTTATGTAAAGAGGATGTTCAGGTTAGGTTATTATCCAGGGACCAGCTTAGAAAGATTATGAGCGATTGGAAAATGAGCCAGGAAGAATTTGACAAATATAAAGGGGAGTTAATTAAAAAATATGACCTCTGTGAAATGTAATTATGAAAAGGCTTGGAAGGAATTTAAAAGATATTTTGGGATTCAGGTGATATACGTCCCGGATAAAGAGGGTTGTAGAACCGGTAGAGAAATTGATTCTATTATGGATGAAATTGAACAGAAATATATGAATATAATAGATATCAGAAGGCGAAGCAATGAAGAAGTAGCCGGGTTTTTTATGAGGAAGTTTATGAATCTATTTGCGAAATACCTTAATTTGAAGAATAGGTTAGAGAAACTAGGTCAAAAAGGAATGGATGAAAAAATAGAAATTTCTTATTTCAGGTATGAACTAGCTCAAATATGCCAATCTATTAAAAGAGATATAGAGGAATGTAAATAAAAAAAAAGAAAGGGATTAAGGTGACTAATTTAGAGTATTTAGAGAAAATTAAAGATAAAAAATATAGAAAATTATTAGCTGAGAAAGTCGAACATTCAGCATTTTTAAATCGCAAGGAAAGAGAGATGATTGCTTTAGAAATTATAGCAGAGGAATGTTGTTTAATAAGAGGGATATTAGAAGAAAAATTCCAGATATATCGAATGGGCAATCCTTAAATAAAGGAGCTTGATTAAATGAATAAACAAAGCATAGAGATTCTAAACGCAATAGTAAATTATAACTCAATTAATAATGGTTATAGTAAGCGTTTAGTTATAATCGAGTCAAGAAGTATAGGTTATATAAACCAGAAAAACTGTGGACCATTTTTATCATTTGAAGATTTAACATCTGAAGATTTCTTTGAAGTTTATAGATACAAAAAAAGCCTAGAAGAAAGTAAAGACAAAAAGGAAAAATAATTAAATGAATAAATTAAGCTCTCTAAAAAAGAAAAAATGGCTCAAAGATAGGCGCAGGGCCAAGAAAATCAAAAAGCAGCACAATTATGTATATAAAACGCACAAAGGTACTGCACTAAAAAAGAAAGGAGACTGACTAATGGAAATTAAAGAAATTAAGAAATTTTTCAAAAATGAAGTCTACCCTGTTCATAATAGTAATGATGCTTTTTGTTTTTGCTTAGGGTATATAGTAGCTTTGCGTAAAAATGAATTAATAACCCAAGAGGAATCAGAAAAGTTAATAAAATATAATCTTAATAGGACAAGAAAAAGGTAGATGATTAAATGAAATGTAGAACTTGTGGCAAAGATACTGTTGGGAATATGAATTTTTGTTATAGATGTTTGAATGATTGGTCGGAAATGAGAAAACAAATATGGAATCATCACGAGAAAAAATACGGGAAACTATCTACTGATAATTTAAAGATTCGTCAAAAAGATACAAAAAGACTTGAAGCGATATGGAGAAAAGATAAAAATAAATTCCAAGAAATATTAAGCAGAGGAGATGATTAAATGAAATTAAAGATAGGTGAAGAAAAAATTAAAGGGTTTAGTAGCCCGGTTAAAAAAGCAGAAAGAGGAATCGATTGGGCTTGGATAGGCCTGATTGTAACCTTAGTTGTAACAGCGATTATCTCCATAAGTAAATTATTATGAAAACAATGCAAAAAAAGAGTAGTTAGATGGATCTTATTAAATGGTTAAAAATTAACGAGGAATTTAAGAAAAAAATAAGATTAGGCAAACTTAGAGCAGAGATCAAGAAAGACGATATCATAATTATTAGAGGTTTATTCGATAAAACGGATAGTCGTTTTGGAGAACAGTTACACAAGATATTCCCGGATAATCTAATTGTATTGCTTCCTAACGGGATCGCTTTAGAAAAGGTGAATGAAAAAGAAATGAATAGAGCAGGGTGGATTAGAAAATGAGTAATATAGCAAGAGGTGGCTTCAGAGAAGATCTAGGGATATATGTCAGAAGCAAGATGGAAGCAAATGTTATAAGATATTATAATTATGTGAAGATAAAATTCATTTATGAACCATGGGAGTTTGAATTCTCCAAAATTAAAAGAGGTAGCAGGTTTTACAAACCGGATGGTTACTTACCCGAGCAAGACAAATTTATAGAAATCAAAGGTTGGTTCAGGCCGGGAGACTGCACAAGATTGAGACGGTTTAAGAAATATTATCCAAGAAGCTTCGCTAAGTTGGAGTTTGTAATACCGGATAAATATTCGAAATCAAAGGCCAATGGGGGAATGATTAAATTTTTATGTGATGATTTGGGAATAGATTTTGAAAAAATAATGAGCTATAAAGAGATAGAGGAATATAGTAAGCTGATTCCTGGGTGGGAATAAAAAGAATAAGAATGGAATGATACTTCTTCTTTGACAGAAATCACTTAATTTGATAAAATTTAATAGATAATAGAATAGAGTAATGCCTTAAAAAGTTAGGTTAATGACCTAAGCTCTTTCGAGGATTATTGGAAAATAATTTAAGAGGGCTTAGGTCATTTTTTATTTTTGAATAAAAATACAATTTTGGGCAAAGATTCGAGAAACATTTGGGCATTGTTCAAAAGGGAGATTAGGTCGATGTCCATGAATAAAATAATACAGGGTGATTCCAAAGAGATATTAAGGACTTTTGGGGACAATTCTTTTGATGGAATGTTAACTGACCCGCCCGCGGGGATAAGTTTTATGGGTGAGAAATGGGATACATTTCCGAAGGGTGGTAGAGGGAACTCTTGTAGAAGAACAGGCTCCGGCAATGATTGCAGTTCACCAGGATTTGCTTGTGATGTTCATTGGGACAAAAGTTTAAAGGCGAGAAATCAATTTATCAGTTGGCTCACGGATTTAATGACTGAGGCGAAAAGAATATTGAAACCAGGCGGACATGCTCTTGTATGGGCCTTGCCAAGAACTTCACACTGGACTGCTTTTGCTTTAGAGGAAGCAGGTTTTGAAATTCGGGATTGTGTGTATCATATTTTTGGGCAAGGATTTTCGAAAAGTTTGAACATAGGAAAGGCGATAGATAAATTACAAAGGAATGAAAGAAAGGTTGTTGGAAAATATCAATTACCTGATGTCGCTGATGGAATAAGAAAAAAAGAATGGGATTGTAAGGCAAAATCACAAAATAGCACTTTTGGAGTAAGTGGACAAATTGAAATTACTAAAGGCAATTCCGAATGGGAAGGATGGGGAACAGGTTTGAAACCAGCCGTAGAATGCTGGTGGCTTGTGAGGAAACCCTTATCAGAGAAAACAGTTGCTGAAAACATTTTGAAATGGGGAACAGGGGGGATTGATGTTGATGGGGGAAGGATAGGATGTGATTTAGAAAAAGAAGATTTAGCAAGGGGTAGAAAGTCTGATAATGATACAACCTATTTTACAAAGAAAAATGCTGATATTCATTTATACCCGAATAACAAAGGTCGCTTCCCTGCTAATGTAATCTTGGATGAGGAAGCGGGCGAGATGTTAAATGAGCAGAGTGGGGTGCTAAAAAGTGGCTGGAGAGATACGGATAAGCATAAGGGCGGTAATGGAGTTACAAATAATTTTGGAGCATCTGGAATAACAGGGCAACATTTTAACGATACAGGCGGTGCTTCCCGCTTTTTTTATTGTGCAAAGGCATCAAGAAGTGAAAGGTGGTTTTATTGTCAAATCTGCCAAGATGCTTTTCCAACAAAGGAAGGAGAAGACCATAAACATGGTAAACCTGATAGTGAACAAAAGCATATTGTCTCACATCCCACACAAAAATCAGAAAAACTTTGCGAATACCTCATACAACTTATAACCAGAGAAGGACAAATAGTTTTAGATCCTTTCATGGGAACGGGGACAACTTGTGTAGCTTGTGTAAATACCAATAGAAATTATGTTGGCATTGAATTGGGCATTGAATATTATGAGATAGCTCGAAAGAGAATAGGATATATAGAAAGAAAAAAACAGGGAGAATTAATAATATGGAAATAAAAGATGTGCCAATAGAAGAACTTAATCCTTCAGAATATAATCCCCGAGCTTTAACTGAAAAGGAATACAGAGATTTAAAGGAAAGCTTGAAGAGATTTGATTTTGTAGAACCGATAGTGGTCAATTCTGCAGAGAATAGAAAGAATATAGTCATCGGTGGACACCAAAGGCTATTAGTAGCAAAGGAAATGGGCTATAAAACAATACCGGTTAGTTATGTGAAAATCACTAAGTTAGAAAAAGAGCAAGAGCTAAATTTGAGGTTAAATAAGAATCTAGGGCATTTTGATTATGATTTGCTGGCCAATTACGATGAAGAAATGCTAGTAGATGTAGGATTTAGCAGAGAAGAATTAGATGATGTTTTCGGTTTGAATGTTGATGAAGAGTTCGATGTGGATAAAGAATTAGAGAAGCTGCTTAAAGGTGGAATTAGAAGAGTCAAGGATGGTGACTTATGGCAGTTAGGGGAGCATAAAATAATCATCGGAGATTGCACCAATAGAGATAATTGGAACAGATTATTTGGAGAAGAAAAATTTGACTATCTCTTCACAGACCCGCCATATAAATTAGCATATTCAAAAAAGAGAGTTCATAAACAAAAAATCAAAAATGGATTTATATTAAAACGACAAAAGGTTTATTTATCCGTAGGTCAAACAGCAGGTAATGGTAAACCAGCAAAAAATGGATTTGGAGCAAAACAAAATAGAAGTTATTTAGATATGGATAGAAGAGGTGGAGTACCAGAATATGATGAATGGCTCTCCATAGCTAATGACTTTCAAAATCCAAAGGGAGCCAATGTTATGGTCTTTGAAAACTGGAGGAATACCATAGAGATATGGCAGGCTATAGCGAAATATTGGAAGATAAAGAATATGGTGATCTGGTGGCTGCCTAACCGATGTCAGGGATTTTCCAGACCAGGATATTTTTTTAACAAATATGATATCGCCCCACTAGCTGGAGAAGGAATAAGAAATGAAGGATATGAAGAAGAAATGGAGAAATATCTCCGGGATAGAGGCCAAAAGCTTTTAGATACATATGAAGTTATTATATATGGCCAGAAAGGTAAAGGATATTGGGATAGAAGGAAGGGCACCTTATGGGCAAAGGTAGCAGATCATATAACTCACGCTGCAGAAACCGGGAAATCAGGTGGCCAGAATATAATCTTTGGCACTAAACCGATCCAGATACTAGTCCCTTATATAAAAATACTTTCACCAAGAGATGGGATAGTAGCTGAGCCCTTTTGTGGTTCAGCATCCACTATCATCGCTTGCGATATTATGCATAGGAAATGTCGAGCGATAGAGATAGAACCGATATACGGGGAAGTTACTTTATTAAGATATGAGAAATTTACCGGTAAGCAGGCTATAAAGTTGAGTGATTGATTAAATAAAAAACACAAAAAACACAAAAAAAGGACAAAAGGATAACGAAAAGCAAATGCCAAAAATATCAAGAGAAATTAAAGAAGAAAAAAAGGAAGCATTACTTAAATCACTTGAGAGTGGAGTATCTATAACTGATGCTTGTGGAGCAGCAAGTGTAAGTCGTCATGCTATATGGGAATGGCGAAAAAAATCAAAAAGATTTGATAATAAAGTAAATGCAATTATAGATAGTCGAACCCAGACTGTAGAAGATGCTTTATATTCAAGTGGTGTAAAAGGCAATGTTACTGCTCAAATATTCTGGCTAAAGAACAGGGCGAAGGACAGATGGTCGGATGTCCAGGAGCATAGGCTAAGTGGTGTGGTTGTTCATAAGTTAATAGAGGTAGATATAGGCAAGTATCCTAAAGCAAAATGAAAAAAACAGTATTTCAGGCTAAATCGGAAGCCCAAAAGCAGGTTATGGAAAATACAGCCCCTAACTTGTTATTTAATGGACCCTGGGGTAGCGGCAAGACCCATATACTTGCGGAGAAGGCCTACTTTTTGGCTCTTATGTATCGTAATAATAGGATTGCCCTTATCAGGAAAAAGAGGGTTGACCTAAAGACCACCCTTTGGAAATGGCTTATCGACAAGATACTGCCGCCTGAAAATGTGATCCAAAAAAACGATACGGAACTATTCAGGAGATTGATTAATGGTGCGGAGATACAGGGATTCGGGCTGGATTCCACCTACGATATAAATAAATTGGCCTCTCATGAATATGGTTTTATTGCAGTGGAAGAGGCAGTGGAGATTACCGAAGAGGACTATGATAAAAAGATAATCAGATGTTTAAGGTTGCCCTGTGTACCCTTTCATCAATTACTATTGGCTACCAATCCGGGGGCACCGAGTCATTTTCTGTATAAAAGATTTTATATGCAGAAAAAGGATGATGACTACCAGAAAATAGAGGGAAATATACTTCCTGATCTGCCAGAAAGTTATTATAAACGGATCAACAGCTTAACTGGGATATACCGAGAAAGATATAAGAAGGGAAAGTGGGTATCCTTTGAGGGATTGGTTTATCCCTTTGATCCAACCAAGCATATTATAAAGGGATTCGAGATACCCAAGGATGGAAGAAGGGTTATAACTATTGACTTTGGTTTTGATCATCCCTTCGTATGCCAATGGTGGTATGTGAATCCCAACGATACTTGGTATCTATATAGGCAAATTTACCACACTTATCGTACTGTAAAGGCCCATAGTGTCGAAATTAAAAAATATTGTGCTATCGATGGGATTGAACCCATAGTCATTTGTGACCACGATGCGGAAGATATGGCTACCCTAAGGGAGAATAAGATCAAGACTATACCAGCAAAGAGGGATAGGCTTGTTGGGCAGCAGATAGTGTATACAAAATTTGAGAATAATCAGCTATTCTTTTTTGAGGATTCCTTGGTGGAGGTGGACCAGAGATTACAGATGATTAATAGGCCTATCAGAACCGAAGAAGAATTTGGTACTTACATCTGGGCCACTAGGGGAAAAGAGGATATGGTTAAGAATTTAGACGATGGAATGGATTGCATGAGGTATGCCATAGCAACATTTTTAAAAGAAAGGGGGAGACAAGAAAGTTATGTCTACACCGGATAATAAAAAAGATATTAAAGATAAAGGTAAGAAAGAACAATCGTATGTTTATGTGGAGACCAGCAAAAGTGCCTCCACTTCGATATTAAATAAATTTAAGGCTGAAGGCCGAAAATCTGCTTTTGAAAAATCCTCCAAACAGGTCCAAAAAGAAGTCTACGGGATCAGGGGCTTGGTTTCCTATCCCTACAATCCCACTAATTTTTTAATTCTAAATGAATCTAATTCGGTATTTTCTGCTTGCGTAAAGCAAATAGCCAAGGATGTAGCCGGATTAGGTTGGAAGCTGGTCCTGAAGGAAGGCAAAAAGGAGAATGAGGCCGAGAGTAAAAAGATCCAAGGGTTCTTGGAAAAACCCAATCCTGATGATTCTTTGAGGACTATCCTAAATGAACTGTTGATTGATTGGGGAATAATAGGTTGGTGGGGTTTGGAAGTGGTAAGGGATGCTAAAGGTGAGATTGCAGAGATTTATCATACTCCGGCTCATACCTTTAAGATACACAAGAAAAAGGAGAAATTCTTTCAGCAACGGGGACTTAAAGAAGTCTGGTTCAAGGCCTTTGGAGCAAAAGATAATATTTCCGCTAAGGATGGGAAGAAAGGAACCTATGACCTGAAGACTAGGGCTAATGAACTTATCTATTATAAAAATTATTATCCCCGTTCTGATTATTATGGTGCCCCTAATATCCTGTCTGCCATCGGTTCAGTCATTGCCCTGATTGAAATTCGGGATTACAATCTGGCCTTCTTTGAAAACTACGGGGTCCCGGCCTGGATGATCGTCTTAAAAGGCAACTGGTCCGATGACTCACCCAAGAAGATTGAAAAATTCCTGGATACCGAGATTAAAGGTTCTAAGAATGCCCACAAGACCATGGTCTTCAAGGTCAATGAAGGCGATTCCATGGATTCTGAAAAGCTTTCAGTGGATATACAGGAAGGCAGTTTTAGGGTCTATACTCAGCGGTTGATAGATGATGTGTTAATGGCCTATTCTATGCCAGGCTACCGTATAGGACTTAATATTGTGGGCAGATTAGGCGGAACCAATATTAAAGAATCTACCGAGATATATAAGAATGGAGTCGTCGAACCATTACAGGAAGATATCGAGGATATAGTAAATCATAAGATTATAGAGCAGGGATTAAATTGTGAATGCTATAAATTCAAGCTTAACGATCTAGATATCAGAGATGTAGATGCCGAAGCCAAAAGGTATGTATCTTTGATTCAATCAGCGGCAATGACTCCCAATCAAGTAATAAATTTACTGGATATAGGCAAACCCTATCGGGGGGGAAACAAATTTTATATTGGTTCTAGTTTGGTAGAGGTAGGAGAAGAAGAGCTGGAAAAGAGAGAAGACAAATTTATCAAGGCAATGGAAGATCTTCAAGAGGGAATTAGCAAACTAGCCGAAGGTGACTTTCTTAAAGAAGTGGGGAAAGATGAAGGGGAAAGTTAGGGGACTAGAGAGCATGGTGGATGTAGAGAAATTTATTAAAAAGATGGAATTAGAAGGTTATGTGAAAGAGACCCTGGCAGAGATAGTTCAGATGTTAGATAAGAAGATTAAAGAAGATATGCCGGGAGTCAATATAGCCATTAGAATAGAACTGGGAATAGCAGATGGACGGACTCCGCGGAGGAAAGAGTAAATGGCTATGAAGAAAGAGGAACTAAATAATTATGCCATTAACCAGTGATACCGTAGAGGAATTGGATAAACTTGTAGGTATATTTTTTGAGAAGGTAGGCCGCAAAGAAAGGATGAGGAAGCAAATACTTAAATTGATGGATGAGTGTGAGGCCTATCTATATCCTAAGATCCGGGATTGGATGCAACTATCTCGGAAACAGATTATCAGAGATATTAAAAATAGGATTCTAAAATTTGAAAAGAAATCCAAGTCCCAAATAATAATAGATTATGTAGATTGGGAGACGATAGAAGAAGAAGGCAAGAGTATAATCAAGCCAGCCTATCTTAATATAATGGAGAGATCTGGTAACTTATCCCGAGCGCATGCCAGGATCGAGGCCTCTTTTGATGTAATAAATCCCCTATCGGTTAAGTGGGCCGAGAAATACTCTTATGAATTAATCACGCTGGTAGAAAAGGAGACGAAAAAAGGAATCCGGGAAATAGTGTCCCATGGATTGAAGGAAGGGAAGACGCTTACTCAGGTAGCAAGGGATATAGAACATTTAAAAGATGTGGGGCTAAATGGGAGACAGAGTGCAGCCTTACTGAAATATAGAAAAGTCTTAGAGGCACAGAAGCTCCCTAAAGAGTTATATCTACAAAAGTATACTAAACGTTATGATAGACTTTTGAGAGACCGGAGTGAATTAATAGCTAGAACAGAGGTATCGAGAAGTGTGAATGAGGGCTATTTAGATTCATTAGAGGGGACTCGGTATGAAGAGGTGGAGATATCTTCGGCCGGAGATGCCTGTTCCGAATGTCTGGATTTGGCGGGGCAAAGATTCACGCGAGCCGAAGCTAGAGGAGTCCTTCCAAAACATCCTAATTGCCGGTGTCATTGGATTGTAGTAGTTCCCAGGAAGAAAAAACCAGGGGTTCCTAAGAAGCCTAAAGTTCCAGGGAAACCAAAAACTCCTGGGATGGTAAGGTCAGGAATCGAGAAGATCCATAAAGATTCAATTGAAGAACTTGCTGGACTTGAACGTCAGTCCTACAGATACCAAAAGAGATCACTCGAATTTAAAAGACTTGGGCTCACTGATTCGGCAGAAAAATATAAAGACCTGTATCTGAAGAATGAAGCTAAGATAGATTTTATCAGGATAAGAGATAATATAAAGATGAGGAAGATGTTGCAGGTATCTGAAGAAGGTTTTAACCTATATCCAGAATGGGCTGAATTAATAAAAGAAAGAGAGAAACCATTTTTCAAAAATGCAATAAAGGAATTTAGTAAGCTTATCGATAAGGAATCTACGGGAGTTATGTTCCCCCGGGTTGGGAAAACCGCAGCCAGATCATTTTATTCAAGAGGTTCAATTTATATCGGTAAACCTTCGATACTTTATGAAAATACCGAAGTGGTTGTCCATGAACTGGGACACTGGCTGGAAGATATGAACCCAAAAGTGCATGAATCGATAATGGCCTTCTATAAGAAACGAACTAAAGGAGAAGGTTTGATTCGTCTATTGGACGGATACGGAGCAGACGAGCTTACCAGAAAAGATAAGTTTATCGACGTTTATATGGGAAAAGATTACGAAGGAAAGGCGAGTGAGATATTAAGTATGGGGCTGGGAGAGTTCTATAAAAATCCTTATAGATTGGCTACTAAGGACCCGGGATATTTTGATTTCATTTATAACCTGGTGAGGGGGAAGTATTAATGGCTGTGACTATTGAGATAGAAGGAGTTCAGGCCACCATAAAAGACGATAAATGGGAATGTAAAGATAAATTTTTAAAAGATATGTTATCAGTATTTTCTAGGGACACTCTTACGGACTATTCTCCCTTCTCGGATTTGGCAGTTGCTAAAGAAACAGTTAAAAAACTAGGTGGCATGATAGTAAAAATAACTGATAGGCCTAAATTCGTAAAGGGTAGGATTTATTAAAAAGTAAATTAAAATATATTAAGATTAAAAATTAACTAAAAATACCAGATTTGGTATATTAATCGTTAAACAAGTAGGTGATTAAAATTGAAGATAGAGGAAATGACTTCAGAAAAATTAAGTAAATTGTCAGGTCTAGAATTACACAGCCTGCGCTTGAGATTTATTCAACTTTTCAATAAATGGTTTGAAGATAATAATAGACAGAAAGTAGATAAATTAGAGAGGAATAACTTTCTCGATCAATATAGATTGCTGCTTAAGGAGATGAATAAGAGGAAACGTACTCATGGTGTTCAAAGCATCGATAGGGCATTATTCAGAAAAAATATATATGGGCTAAATACATCCTCTTTAGGTGATATAGTAAAAGTTCCCGATTATGTGTCCATTGGTGGCGGTTTCGTCAAATCCCCGAAAGATGCAGATGACCTGGATTTAATTGTAAGAGAAGATGAAAGAAAACGGGATGAAGGGTTGGAATTAAAGCTATCCCGATTAATGCAGAAGCAGATCGAGAAGAAATGCCATTTTGTTTATAATGAAACCGGGGCTCATTCAACTTACATTCCGCTTTTTGATTTGGTTTTAAGATCGAAAAATAAGATTAACAGGGTTGAAGTTAAAGAAGATTATAGTAAATCGGAAAAAATAGAAAAAGACTTAAGACCAGAGCGTACTTTAGAAGATTATGAGTATCTTCTTCATCATATAGAGATTGACAATAAAGGAGAAGAGAAAATCCATCACTGCTTAGTCTATGACCATATTGGCAATATGTTTGAACAGGAGCATCTGTTAATCAAAAATGGAAAGGCTTATTTAGGTGGCAAGGAGATTAAAGAGGGAATATTCCATGTGATAAAAGGGTTGGAACGTACCCAAGAAGTTGTTTGGTCAGACGAGGAAGCCGAAGGGAACAAGATAAAACCTAAAGAAATGAAATCGGGAATGACCCTTAAGGAAAAGGCCAAGGAGTGGTAATTATGATTATATATCCTGAAAACTGGAAAGAAATAGGGCAACCAATAAAACTCAAAGATATTGAGAATACAATCTTGCAAATATTATCTGAGATTGATTGTAATTGTTTATCTTTTTCGGGAGGATTGGATTCAAGTCTGATGCTTTATTTCATGCTTAAAATACATAAACAAGTGGAAACTTTTACAATGGGTATTTCAGAATTACATCCCGATGTTAGATATTCAAAACTGGTTACAGATAAGTTTGATAATGTTATTCATAGGGTTTATATTCCTTCTTGTATTGAAATAAAAGACGCTAAAGAATCTTTTGAAGAATTTGAAGGGGATAATGCAGTTAGATTATTCTATAAGTTTTTGAGAGGATATACAGATAAAATAATAGCTTGTGATGGGATAGATGAGTTTATGTGTGGATACTATTGTCACCAAGATAAACCTTGCGAAGATACTTATTATGCTAATCTTAGAGAATTACAAAATAAAAATTTAATTCCCCTTGACAAAAATTCTAATCAGATAAAAATATATCTTCCCTATCTTGATAATAGGTTACTTCTATTATTCTCTCAGATTCCAATTAGCGAAAAAGTTGATAATGAATGTAGAAAAAAGCTGATGGTTGAAATAGCTAAAACCAAGATCCCCAATGAGATTATAACCAGACGGAAATATGGATTTTGCGATGTCTTAAAAATAAAGGAGGATTAGAAATTGGAAATAAAACATGGGTTAGAGAATGGAAAAATTATCCATAAAATAATTAATCTTGCCAAAGGTGACCACGAATACTATGAGGGCCTGGATGAATGGAAGCAGAACTTTATTTATGACTTTGCAGAGATGGCCAAAAACTTAGAGGGTAAGACAATACTAGATCTGGGTTGCGGGACCGGCCGAGTGATGCAGGCTTTGATAAACTCGGATTATTATAATTACCAGGTGGATGGAGTAGATAATAATGATATAGCTCTGGATATGTGTAAAAAGAAAGGCTTGGCCGTTAAAAAACTTGATCTGGAAAAAGATAAGTTACCTTATGCGGATAATTTTTTCTGTAATGTTATCGGCCTTCATATATTAGAACATTTAAAGAATCCCGGTAAAACTATTAAGGAAGCTACCCGGGTGTCTAATAATAAGATTATATTTATTAGTCCTCTGGGCAAGAGGCTTGATCCCACACATAAACAGGAGTTTATTAAAATAGATGATTTCAAAGCATTATTCGATAAAAATGATGAAATTAAAATGGTCGACCATGGAGACAACACTGCTATAGCCATTATCAAGGTGGCTAAAATCAAAAAAGCCGATAACCTTAAACCCTTCGGAACTTTTATCCCACCTAAGCCCACGATGGCCAGAATTACTGAAGCATTTGAATATTCCCAGATTGAAAACTGGGCTAAGGATAGGTTTCCTCTGGACGTGGAGGAAAAACTTAATGCCTTTAGATGTGTAGCGGAAAAGCTGGGAGATAAACTAAGGCTAAAAACTGAAGGGGATAAAGATAGGACTAAACAACTTAAAGAATTAGTTAATGTATTACAGAAGATATCCGAGGATTTCATTCTTGATTTTGGCTTGGGTATCGAGAGAGACGGTAAGGCCTTACCCCGTATTAAGCTAATGACTTTAATGAGTGATGAGCCGGTGTTGGAAGAAAAGGATATTATAAAGGCTACTATATTCGATTTGCCTTACTGGAAAGAAGATCTGCATATTAAACCGCTAAAAGAGAGGAGAGAACAGTTAGAGAAGTTTTATAGTAAATACCTAAAGGGTGATCCCCATTTTGACTTGACTAATTTTATAATAGTTAAAGATGGCAAAGAGTTAGAAGCTCAGTTTAAAAAATTATCTAGGTTGCCTCAAAGCGAAGGCATCATGGTTAAGGATCTAAATAGTATCTGGGATACTGATGGGAGTATTGAAGGTTGGGCCAAGATAAAGATAGAAGCAGAGATAAAGGTAATGGCCATTAAGAAAATTCCTAACCGGGCCGGTGGTTATAACTATCATTGCGGGTTGCTGCCCGGAGACAGTAAATTTACTAATCTGATCGAATTCAAAGGTAAGAAATATATTGACTTAGGCAAGACCTTTAATACCAAGATAAATGCTAACGTAGGAGATATATTGACTATAGGCATTGAAGAAATTATACCTCAAGAAGATAAATTGCAATGGCTAGGACCAAGGGTATTGGATATTGATAAGGACCGAAAAGAGCCTTATTTTGCTAAGCAGGTGATAGGGATAGCTGAACGTGCGAATATATTACAGAAGGCACAGCATAAGAGAGATCAATGTATGGAATGCTCTAATCCTCCCGTTTATGAATGCTTATGGGCTGAGGGAATAGGCCATGCCTGGTTTTGCGAGAAACATTTCAAGGAATGGGCCACAACCGGTGATGGTAAGGGTGAAATAATCTCTGTTAAAGAAGTAAAAGATGGAATAGCAGCAAAGAAATTTGGGGATAATAGAAATCCAAATATCTGGGCTGAATTAAAGAGAGAATTCTATAAAGATGAAGGGATGGAAAAGAAATTATCAGATAAGCAAACAGAAGAATATGGGAAGGAGACAGCCGTTATTAATGAAAATAAGAAGAAACCTTTAGCAGGAAAGATTCACGAGTTTAAAGCAGCTAAATATACCCATCCCAACGGACACCCGCGTTGTCTGATATGTGGAGATGAAGAGCCGGTAGGCGGGATTTGTAATATGCCCGACAGCTGGTACCAAAAACACGAATTTGATGACGAGGAAGCCTGGGAAAAAGAGAGAGAAATTCTAAGAGAAAAGGGTACGTTACAGAAAGCGGAGGAAGGGAATATAGATTATGTGATAGGAAATACCGGCAAAGGGGTTCTGCAGCTTCACATAATGGGGATAGAGGAAGATAAAATTTCAGAACTTAAGAAGGTGTCCGCTGAAGCAGTAAGATCCAGAGCCAATCCGACTAAATTAAAGATGCTATTAAAGGGTGCAATAGGTGAGCAAGGAGCCCATATTGATTTAAGAATGGTCAGAAAAGGCGATGATTATTTTGAAGGTGGAGAGATAATGATCGGAAACCTTACTGGTTTAGATAAATTAAAGAGGTTGAAAGAAGGCGGCAAACTCAGATTTGGTTGGAAGGTGCCAAGAGTAGAAGAACCGGAGGCAGAGACGATTAGAGGTCCCGTTTCATGGATGAAAGCCGGTAGGAATAAGATTGAGATATTCCCACCAGGAGCAGTAGGAGCTACCACTAATAAATATGGGGCTATGCTAATCCTTGATGGTTTTGATTGGAACGCAATTGAACCTCAGGATGATCATGCTAAGAAACTAAAAATAAAAAATATAGAGGTGATACCAGAGGGGATTTACCTTTTTGCCTATGTACCAATAACCGAAGCCGGGAAGAAGGGTGAAAGAGTCTGGATGGTATCTAAGCTCAAGGAAGAAGCTGGGGCTGGAAAATCTAAGCATTATGAATTTAATAAATTTATTCCCATATTTGATATCTCTAAGAAAGAAGATGAGCATATTGTATGCGGGGTCGTCTATGCTCCGAATGAAGTAGATAGCCAGGGTGATACTACTAATGAAGAAGAGATAAGAAAAGCTCTTTATTCTTACATGGAAGGCCCGCAAAAATTTAAGGTTAACCATAAAGGTAAATACATTGATACCAAAGTATTGGAAATTTATATTGCACCAGTGGATTTTGAGATAAATAATCAAAAAATAAAAAAGGGGAGTTGGTTATTAATCGCCCGAGTATTAGATGAAAAAGTCTGGAAAGGAATAAAGGATGGCACGATAACTGGCTATTCATTAGCGGGCCGAGCTATGCATATTTGACAGTAACCAATTTTTTATGATAATATTTAACTAGAAAAATTGAATATGGAATGTAAGTTTAAAGGTTAGATTCGTTTAGAGCGGATGCTAAGCCATTTAAGATTACACAATTAATCTTAGGTTTAGTATCCGCTCTTTTTTTTATTTTGGATGCTAGGTCAAAGTGAGGGGGCAATCGATGGCAAATTTAAAGAATATAGAACCAAGTGAGATAAGTTTTACCGATTTGCCAGCAACTAGAAAGAAGTTTCTATTCTTTAAAAGGGATATGCAGGAACTATTTGACAAGTATCAAGATAGTTCTGATATCCAGAAGAGAAAATTCTTGATTGTGAAGAAGGATGATAAAAAAATAAGTATCTCGATAGAAAGTGATGGGACCATCAAAGAAACAAAAATAATTTTGAATGGAGAAGAGATTAAGAACTTGCAGGACTTTCATTTTTCTTTTTATAAACCACGGGGAGGAGAAGATAAAGTACTTGCCGGCAGTCCAATCTCTTGCTCTTATTCAAAGATTACCGAAACCGAGGATGGATTTAAGCACAGCGATACTTTCTATCTGTCAAAATCCGAAATGGAGGTGAATGGAATGGACATGAATAAAGAATTAAAAGATTTATTGGATTCATACTTTGATGAGGAAGTTAGCTTTGCTCCCGAGGAATTCGAGCTTGAGAAAGCTGAACTTTCTGATAAAGCCTTGAATGCTATAAAAGGGGCATTGAAATTAATAGATAAATATAAAAAGGATTTTCCAGATGACCTTAAAGATGCGGTTGGAATACTGGCTAAATATGCCAGTTATGGTTATGGCTATCCAGCCAAAAAAAAAGAAGAAGTTAAGAAAGAAGAAGATAAGAAAGAAGAAGATAAGAACGTAGAGAAATCTGGGAAAGCACTTTCCAAAGATACTGTAGGAAAAGTTAAAAGCGTAATTAAAGCCTTTAACGAGCTTCAAAATGTGGTTAAAGCCTTGAACGATCTTTTGCCTGAAGGAGATCAGATAAAACTTAAAAAATCTGATGCCACCGAAGGAAAAGATGCCGATAAAGAGTTTAAAAATGCTTTAGATGAAGTAAGTGATATTGCCAAGAGATTAGAAAAGAAACTGGAAGAGAAGGATCAGACTATAGAAAAACTGGGGAAAGACTTGGAGGAAAAGGATAAAGGCATATCCGAACTTAGCAAGAGACTGGAGACCCTGGAAAAAGATAAAGGAATAAAAAAGACCATTGAAGGCCAAGATGATGGTGGAGATGATGAAAATAAACCCAAAAAGAAGTGGTCTTCATTTGGAGTATAGTCTAATAATTTAAAAGAAAATTAGGCAAAAGATTGTGAGGTGAATAATAGATGTTTAAAGTTAATAGTGAACTATTAAATAAAGAAAGCTTCCAGAAGGCATTAATCAGCATGCCTACCATTGTTCTGGCTGCCGAGGAAGCGGATAGGTTTATTGATTACGTATATGATCAATCTGTCCTCAAAAATAATGCCAGACAGGTAAAGATGGATAAAGCGAGCAAAAATATCAGGGCTATGGGATTGGGTGCTGGCAAATTTCTCCATCCAGCGGCTACTTTTGTGTCATCTGATTACAAGCAACAGCTTAGCCATAACCTTATTGTTTTGAATGCCAAAGAAGTGAGGGGTTGTGCCGTAATCCACGATGATGATATAGAGGATAACATTGAGGGAGATGCTTTCATGGACCATATCATGAAGATGGTAACCAAACAGATTGCTAATGAACTCGATGAAGCTTATTGGATTGGAGATACCCATAGCTTAGGTGGTTTCGCTAATACTGATATCAGGAGCCTCTTTGATGGCTGGAGATACAGAATCACCCATAGTGGAGCAGACCAAGACTACGTAAATGATGTTTCCGGTTCGGCTACCGTATTGAATGCGGCTCCTGGGGCAACAGCAGCCATTACAGGTGCAACACAAGCTGATCCTTGTGTAATTACGGCTGTAGCACACGGTTTTTCTACTGGGAACACAGTGAAGATTACTAATGTAGTAGGAATGATTGAACTTAATAGTAAGCTGTATAAAATTACTGTGCTTACTGTTGATACCTTCTCATTGGATGGTATAGATTCAACAGGATATACTGCATACACTTCAGGGGGAGTTTGCACCATTCAAGACTTCTTACTTACTGGGAAGATCGTTGAACAGGCCGCTACTGCACCTTATAACTGGGAATTTAAGTTTGCCAAAGCTAGAAGAAGAATGCCTGCTATATATAAGTTGGAAGGTTTGGCCAATCTCAGATTTTTCACCAATGACCAGGTAGAGGAAGATTACATCGAGGCATTAGCAGAACGTTCTACTGCTCTAGGAGATACCGCTATTTTAGGACAGGCGCCGATTCAATGGGGAAAAATTCCTATTGTTTCCTGTCCATTAATGGCTAATACCCTGGATGCGGATGGAAAACTGAATGGGGGTTCCCTTACTGACTGTATGCTAACCCATAAGGACAATTTAATTATCGGTATCCACCGGGATATCGAAATGGAAACCGAAAGGTCCGCTGCCGACAAAGCTACCTACTTCTTCTATAGTTTGAGAGCGGATTTAGCCATCGAGAACGTAAATGCCATTGTCCTGATCAAGAACCTGGCTATAGGTTAAAAAAAACTGATTAGGGGAGATTAAATGTTATACAAAATTTACAATTACGGTAACTCAAGAAACCTGCACTACAAAGAGATGAGTATTTTCATAGCGAAAAAACAGATGATTGAGACTGAGGATAAGGAAATGGCAGACGCTCTGTCTGCCTATCCTTATATTGATGTGATAACTGAAGTTAAAGATGAAGATTATGATAATATCCATTTCTTCAAGCTTAAAAAAATAGCTAAAGATAAAGGAATCGAATTTGATAAACATATTAAGAAGAAAGAATTAATTAATAGATTAAGTGAGGTGAAATAGAATGGATCTAACTAAATTGAGAGACATAGATACTAATATACATCAAATGATCAGCAGGATTCTTTCAGTAACATTTGAGAGGATTGGCCCAGCCGGACAGGGTACTACTGGAACATCAGGTACTGCTGGACAAATTGCTATTGAAGGCCTCCATGAGAATGGGATAGTTTTAGTTACTGGAGCTGAGTCTATACCTGATGGCGTTGGCTCTGTAGTAGCTGCTGAAGGATATTTTACGGTCTATGATGGTGTTGCAGCTAGCCCTGTTGCCTTGAGTGGTAAAAAGATAAACTATTTTGTGGTCGATTTGGGGACTGCTGCTTAAAATATAAAATAGACTGCGAGTGATCTTTAATGCCAGAAAAAGCTAAAGGCAATTACATAACCGAAGATGATGTAGATAACTGGGGATTTGCAGTCAGTGCTTCTGCTAATTTTACTATTGAAGATGTAAATATTACAGAAGATAAAATTACGGTAGGCCTAAATATTCTTACCGGTTCGAAGATAAGATTTAGTTCTACCGGGGTCCTGCCAGGAGGACTTGAGACAGAGGTAATTTATTATGCGATTAGAATTGACGAGACTATTATTCAGGTCGCAAGTTCTCCCGTCAATGCTGCTGCTGACCCTCCTGTTTATATTGATATAACTTCACAGGGAGTAGGAACTCATACCATAGATGTCGGCGAAGGAGAAACTCTGGCCGATCGGCAGGCTGTTATAGATCGAGTAGAAGCCCAGGTGGAGCGAATAACCAAGGACTATTTTTATCCCAAGACCTTCCATGAGTTTCTCGACGGGAATGGCAGGGATAAGTTATTTCTTTCCATCAGGCAGAAAATATTATCGATTAATTATATGGTCATAAGTCAGGTTAAAGTTTCCGCTATAGATAAAACTGGAACTGATATAGCCGGGACCCAAGGTGAATATACGGTCACTCTAACCATTTCTGCTACTGCTGATTACTATAAAAATAATTATTTGGGAATCAAGGATGCCTCGGAACAAGTAAACAATTTATGGGGCAGTAGGATTTTAGGCAATACGGCAACTGACGGAGATGGAAAATCCATATTTACTTTGGAGCAGCCACTAAAAGTCACACTGGTAGAAGCGGATGTCATATCGATTATAACCAACTGGGCCTGGGATGATGACTGTATTTATCGAAATGTACGAGGCATTACCCACGAGCCAGGTGTACTTATGGAGCCGTCGGAATTTTATCTTAACGGTTATTTCCCTAAAGGACAGAGGAATATAGAGATTAAAGGGACCATAGGTCACTATACGTGTCCTCAGGCGATTAAAAATGCCTGCATAATCTTGGCCAGGGATGAAAATGATCCGACACTATATGAACACTACGAATTTCAAAAGGAATCGATGGGCCGGGTCTATAGTTATGATAAAGGTGATGAAGAGTATATAAGTGGCATAATTGAGGCGGATAGATATCTGAGACGATATATCAATCGGAGAGTAATATTAGCGGTTTAGTGAGGATTAAATATGAGAATTATCGGACCTAGAAAGCGGTTTATTTTTATAAAACGGATTGAAGGAGAAGAAACATCCGAAGGTCAAGAAATAACATGGGAAGAGACTGATGAGTTCGGTGGAGTAATCGATTCTCTAAGAGGAAGAGAAGGTATATCCTTCGATAAAGTAGGAGTAATAGCAGACTTTAGACTTTATACAGAGTATCCAAATTTCAACAAGAAGGACAGCGAGAAGAACAGGGTGAAGCTAAAGGGGACTGATAGAATCTTCGATGTCAAATACGTAGATCCTCGATTGTTAAAAAATAAGATAATGGTAGTTGATTTATTTGAAAGGAAAGAATGAATTTAAATTAACCTGGAAAGGTAAGGAAGTGTCAGATGCTATAAACCGGGTTTCTAATGATCGGCTTAATGACTTAGGTGACCTTTTAGTCAGAGAGATTAGAGAGGTAATATCTCAATTAGGGACTGGAAAAAAATATGTAACTCCAAGAGGCAGAGTTCATATAGCTAGTGCCCCTGGGAAGCCCCCAGTCATCTGGCATGGCGGGCTACATGGCAGCATTTTCTTTATAGTAACTGAAGCAGGGCAGGTCTTTTTAATGCACGTTGGTACAGGTGGGGATATCGGAGAATATGGTAAATGCTTAGAGTTCGGAACAAAGAATATGGCGGCGCGCCCGTGGCTGGGAGTAACCTTAGAAAAATCAAGGCCAATGATTAAAAAATTCCTCGAGGAAGAGTGGTTTTAAATGGATGTAATCGCAGCGATAAATGCCGAGATATTTGATTATTTAAGGGCTGACGATACCGCAGAAGATAATTTAGTAGGAATTATGGGAAACAGCAATATACATGTTGGTCGGGCCTTAAGGTCGGATGTTTTCCCCTATATCACTTTCGGAATCAGGCCTTTTGTGGATCCACTTATGCCTTTATTAGGAACGGGGACTCTGGAAACCCATTTGTGGGATAAAAGCAATTTAATGACCCGAATTAACAAAATGAGGGACAGATTAATATGGCTAATGGACCTTCATGAGTTCCCCATCTCGGGAGAGGAAGCGAAGGGAGTGAGAGTGTTCTTTGATAGTAGTGACATGATCGAAGAGGAGGAGGAATTCATTCAGCATTTAGTTATTTTATGTACGGTGAAATACATCAGAAAATCAAATATAAATGTTTAAAAAAGAAACGAGGTGATAAAAAATGACAGTTAGAACAGGAATATCAAGTAGTACTCCGGATAGGATCATAATTGATGCCGGAGCCGTATATCTAAATTACGGTCTGGCAACTCAAAGATTACTGGGAGCAACCCGGGGTGGTAACGAATTTAACCTGAATAGGGTTACTAAAAATATTGAAGCAGATGGCCTAAAAGGCGCAGTTAAAGGAATGAAGAGGGTAACAGAAGTTAATCCTCAAATCACGGCTAATCTACTCGAACTATCGATAGAGAATTTAATTGCAGCTATTGCTGGAGCAAATCAATCGGATCGTGGATATATTGAACTTGAATATATAGCTGGTCTCGCTCAAGCAGAATTTGACTTAGACCAAAACGACATCATAGAAAATTCTGAAAAGGTTTATGTACAAAGGCCAAAGGATGGAACGGGCACAGGTTTAATGGTTCTACAGAATCGGAGTAAGAAATATATTTCGAGATTTGTGGGTGACAATAAAGTCAATAATAAGGGGTTTGATACTGGAATCGGAGACTGGGAGCAAGATGCTTATTATGATGCCCCTGTAATAGCAACAGGCGGGTATCCTGGGAATTGTTTGAAATTTACTGGTAAAGATACTTCAACTGGGAAAGAAACTTTTCTGAGTTTACCTGGTTCAAATGGAGCAATATTAACTAATTTAGTAAAAGATGAATATTATCGATTGCAGATTGCAGTAAAAATGGATGTATGGGCTGGAGGTGCTGTAACTCTTGCTTGTGATAATGGTTCAAAAGCTATTACTCCAACCACATCTTGGGTTGTTTATGTCATAACATTTAAAGCTACTGGAACGGATGCAACTATTACATTAACTGCTGGAACAGCACCGGTTGCAACTGATATTATCTATATCGATTCTCTGGAACTTGAGAAAGTAGATTATCCTACTGCTGCTCAAATAGAATTAGGTCAAGTCGGTTATGTTGTGAAACTGGACGGGGGAGATAAGGCTCCTGATGATGGAGTAGCAAAGGGTTCAATCGTGTTTATGTCTAATCTTACTACCAATGACGAAGTTAATGTCGGTTATACTTATGAACTTGCTGCACCCGGGGACCATACTACGATTACTGGTGGAGAAATTGGGGATACAGATTATATAGATAACGTGGCTATTGTAGGAAATGTAAGTGGCAAAGCTAAACCAGTTATCTGTATGGTCAAGAATGCCCTTGCGGATGCAGGATTTTCTTTGGCTACAGCGCCAAGAGATGAAGCAGTTCCAGCAATAGTATTTACTGGCCATTATGACCCTTCAGATTTAGACACAGAACCCTGGGAAGTACGATGGCCGAATGCATAATTAAAAATTGAATAAGGAGGGCAATTGAATGCCTGAAGACAAACCAATCAAAAAACCGGAGAAGAAGGAATTTGATGAAGTAGAAGCTTTTGTAGCCGAAACTCCAACTGTAACTATAAAAGGTAGGGAGTATAAGGTTAGACGACTGGGTATTGCAGATATCTTTAAGCTAGGACGTATATTGGCAGTAGGGGCAGCAGGCATGGGCAAGGAGATAGGGAAAATGGAGTTAAATCCTGGTATGCTTGCCGGTCTGCTCATAGTAAGTTTTCCCTATGCTGAGAACCAATGCATGGAGTTTATTGCCGGTATTATTGGTGTTAAGGTAGAGGATTTGAAGAATCCCGAACTATTCCCAGTAGATTCCATACTTGACATATTAAAGGTTCTGGCGGAGCACGAGGACGTAAAGGCTTTTTTTACCAAATTAGGAGCGCTTCTAAAGACTCCGATATTCAAGGAATTTTCGAAAAAGGACTTGACATAATTCAAGATCGTTACGGCTGGACTGACAGAGAGATTAAGGAATTACCTTATGCTCGGTATTTGCAGATTTTAAGAGTTGCCTCAGAACAGAAAGTCGATGATCTGAGAATGAGGATGAGGGAGCAAAGTTATCTCGGTTGGATAATATATTTATTACAACCTGCTACTGCCCGGGGTCGGAGAAAGATGTCCTTCCAGGAATGGCTAACTAATTTTGGTCTATTAGAAGAGAAGGAGAAAAAAGAGAGGATAGAAGATGTAGAAGCAATGAGAAAAAAATCCCTCGAGATAGCAAATAAAATTGTAGAGATGGACCAGAAGCATGGGAACTAAAAATATGAGTGGGGAGTAGCCGAAGAAGAAGGTTACTCCCCAATTTTTATAAATGACTAAGAGTATTTTTTACTAAAAGGAATAATTTTAAAAAAAAGAGGTTAATATCTAATGGCCCTTGAAATCTTTCGCTTGCTCGGAACAGTTGCGATTTCCAAAGAGCAAGCCTTAAAAGACATAAAATCGATACAGGCACAAGCAGAGAAAACTTCAACAGCAATGGGGAAATCTTTTACTAAATTTAGCGGATATGTAGAGAAGCATTCTGCCCAAATAAAAAAGGCCGGTAAATATCTAACGGTATTCGGTGGTATTGCCACTGCGGCCTTTGCAGTAAGTGTGAAGAGTGCGGCTAATTTTGAAGAACAATTAGCCAATGTTTCCACTATGCTCGATGAATCGGCCATGAAAATTTTACCAGAATACAGAAAGGGTCTGCAATCTCTATCTGTCGAATTTGGGGAATCAACTGAAACACTTTCTAAAGGACTTTACGATATCCTTTCAGCCAGCATACCCCCGGCCGAAGCCTTAAGTGTATTGGAAGTTTCTGCTAAGGCGGCGGCAGCCGGTATCACCGATACCGGAGTGGCAGCCGACGCCATAACTACTATCTTAAATTCCTATGGCATGAGTGCGGACCAAGCTGGGATGGTAAGTGATAAATTATTTGCCATAGTTCGAGAGGGTAAAACTAATTTCGCTGAATTGGCACCCTCAATCGGAAAGGTCGCTGCCACCGCCTCGATGGCCGGATTGGACTTTGATGATTTAGGAGCTTCTATTGCCACTATGACTAGGGCCGGAATCCGGACAGAAGAAACCATGACCGCCATTAATGGTGTGCTGATAGCATTTCTCAAACCTACCGATGAGGCCAAAGAGGCAGCGGCAAAATTTGGGCTGGAACTTAATTCTAATACCTTAAGAACCGAGGGTCTGACCGGGGTGATGGAAAAATTGACAGACGCAACTGCTGAACAGCTTGCAGAAATATTTCCTAACATCAGAGGTTTAAAAGGTATGGCGGCAGCCTTGGGAGATGCCGAGGGGTATGCTAAAAGTTATGCTTTGATGTTAGATTCTGCTGGCCTAACTCAGGAAGCCTTTGCAAAGCAATCTGATACCTTAAACTTCAAACTAAACCAATTGAAAGCAGCGTTTAATATTATAAAGGTTACCGTAGGAGATGTCTTAATTCCACCTATAATGGATCTTACCACTGAAGCGATAGAGATTATCAGAAAGGTTAAAGAATGGACCGAAGCAAATAAACCCCTTACCGAGACGATAGTTAAATGGGGAGCTGGCATTAGTGTAGCCTTATTAGTTCTTGGACCATTATTAATAATGCTCCCAGGTCTTATTGCTTCACTTGGTTTTCTAAAAATAGCTTTTATTCCTTTCTTGGTAGGCGCAGCTATCTATTGGGGGTTGGATAAGTTAGTTGAAAAAATGAGGGATCTTACCGATGCGACTTTTTTAACCAGGAAAGAACTTAAAGAAATAGATTTATCAGATTTAATTCCACAGATAGAGGCATTAGAAAAAGAGTTAGAAGAAGTTGAAGAGGCAAGAAAGAAATTTGTCGATGGATATAAAGATGCTTGGTGGAAAGCACCGATGGAAGAAGGACTTAAATGGTATGATGCAACAATAAAAGACTTAACTGATAGATTAGAAAAAATGGAAGTTCAGAGAGAAATACTAACTATAGCCGAAGAGGAAGGAAGAGAGGTAACCGCAGAAAGACTAAAATTAGATAAAGAAATAGCAGCAATCCAAGACGAGATAAAGGAAAAAATGGAAGCAGAAAGGATAGCCTTGGAGGAAAAGGTAAAAGCAGAAGAAATTGCTAACGCTGAAAAGGATCTTGGACTTAAAATATATGAGCTATCCCATACTGCTATGGAAAATTCTATCCGCTTACTTGATGAAGAGAAACAGAGACTTATAGAGTTAGGAATTGAAAAGAAATTAATAAATGAATGGTACGATTTAGAGATAAAAAGATTAGAGGAATTATACAAAAAAGAGACAGAAGTTGTCGATGTCACCAAATTATTATCCCTCGAGATGCAGATATTAACTGCCCAATATAAACTTACCAATCAGACTGAAGAGATTACCATAAAATATTATGAGGACATGCTGAGGGTCTCTGAAGAAATAGTGAAGGTGAAAAAAGCAGAAAGGGATTCCCTCGAGGAAGGAACCCTAGAATATAAAGAGGCAAATCTTGTATATCTGGAAGCACGAATTAATGCCAAAGATTTAAAAGAAACAATTAACGAGCTAAATCAGGTAAGAAATGAAGAATTAGAAGGTTTAGAATTAGTACGTGCTAAATTAGATCTTCAAAGTAAGCAGTATCAAGTGACTGCTAAAGATGCAGATTATTATAAAGATAGACTTGGACTATTAGGGGAAGAGCACGAAATTCTTGCTGGAAAAATAACAGACCTGAAAGATAAAGGCGAAGAGTGGACAGATGGAATGGTCAAAGCAAAAGGAGAACTTTATGCTAATGAAGAAGCAACTGAAGCCCTAAAAGAGGAATTAATTAAATTAGTTGAAGGAATGTCGGCAGTTGAATTGGAGGCTTCCGGGCTTATGCCAATAATAAAGGCTTTGGGCATTGAATTTGAAGAAGCCGCAAAATCAGCCTGGGAAGAATGGAAAGAATTTTTCGATAACCTAAAAGAAAAATATGGAACTACGATGACCATATTACAGGACGGTATATCAGGTTTTGTAAGTTCCTTTGAAGGAGCCTTATCAAACGCCATTACTTCTCTATTTACTATGGCAGAAACTAACGCAAAGATCAAGGAGGATATGGCTAAATTAGAAGAAGAATACTTGGATGAGATGGCAACACTTCAGGAAGAGTATAACCAAGCAGTTATTGCAGGAGATGATGCGGCAGCAGAAAATGCACTACAAAATATTGCTGATCTCAAAGAAGAGCACGAGCAGGCAATGCAAGATATGTCAGATGATATGGTTACTAAAAAAGATATCTGGGACCAGTTTTGGAAAGATATTAAAACTGCTGCCATAAACGCACTTGCAGAAATTATTGCCAAACAAGCGATATCAGCATTACTGTCTATGGGATGGGTAGGTTGGGCAATTCTAGGAATAGCATTTATCGCAGCTCTTGCCTCTCAGGGAATGGCTTTAGGCGGAGAAGTTGCGAAACAAGTTAAGGATTTAGGTATCGGGATTGGATATGATTTAGGTGGGTTGATAAAAGGTCTTCAACTTGGAGGAGGAACGGATACTGTTCTTATTAGAGCAACTCCTGGAGAATATGTAGTTTCAAAACCAATGACTGATTTTATTAAGAGAACGGGAATTGTAACTAGTGATTTAATTAATGCAATTAGGATGGGGACAAGGACTCCGACTCCTTCGTTTGCTGTGGGAGGCACGGTTCCATCGATTATTTCGAACCCGACAAGTAACCAGGTAAATATTGAAGGGGTGTCGATATCAATCTTCGCTCAAGAATTGAATGATGAAACTATTGCCAATGCGGGAGATAAGATATTTGTGGAATTGAAAAAGCAGTTCGGTATGAGAGGCTTGACTTTAATGGAGGAATAAAATGGATATAAAGATAGGACCTAAAGATTCAGAGACAATTTTTCACTATGTAAATATAGCACCTGATAGGATAAAAACCAAGTCTGAGCATTTGATGATTGCTGGAAACATCAAAATGCAGGAGGCGGTTAATACTTATCAGACTTATGGTCTGACTTTCCTGTGCTTAACTAAGACTGAAAAGAACGCCTTATTGGATATCTTTGATTTATCCGGGGATTTAAATTTACAATTAGAAGAAGAAGATTATTTAGAAGACCATACGGTTAAATTTAGAAATCCAATTAGGCCTAAACTAAGCAGAAGTTATCCGGGTTACTATGAAGTTTCAGCAACTTGTGTGGAGGTGGGAAGTTGATGCAGGATATTGCTCCTCTAACCGTAGAGGATTTTGAGCAGGATTCAATTTTGGTTATATCGAAAGTAGAGATCGATTCTGATGGTGAAGGGGACTTCCAAGAGTTACCGGATATAAAAACGTATAGCATAAATACTAACGAAGAAAATCGAGTAGCGAAATTCTGTAGCTACTCTTTTAATATAACCTGCCTTAATACTAATAATAGATACGATCCTGTAAATTTAGGCTCATCTTATTATGGATGGTTATCGCAAGGCAGAAAAATAAAGTTATATGCAGGGATAAGAAAGAACGAAACCAATTATCCTTATCAACTTATCCTGGGCAGAGTAGACGATTTTAAATTAGGCAAAAGAGCAGGCCAGGATATCTGCACCATAACCGGACGTTGCCTGATGAGGATGGTTCTGGATTTTAAACTATATTCTCCTAACACTTACTGGGGAACCAATATTACCTATAATACGATAGCTAATAAAATAAGATATGACATGGAAGCCGACTGCAAAGGAGTTTATCGGGTCTTTTTGGATTCCACTTCTCCTTATGATGGGAGCAATCTGGAAGAGATCTATGAGAATACCGATTGGTCTTACGATTGGCACAATAACCAATTAGTCTTTACTCCACGGAGAATACCGGATTTCGCTGGAACGAATAACCTCAAAATCTACTATTTTCAGACCCAAAGTATAGAAAATGTTGTAGCCGATATTTTATTAGCTGCTGGAATATTCGCTAATGAGACTGAGAGGAACACCTGGTTAGCCAGCGGATATTGTACTGCCACCGGAAAGACCATCGATAGAGTATGGTTTGCTGCCGGGACTAGCTCTTTAAAAGCTATTACTTTATTATCGGAAGTAGTGCAGTATAGATTCTATTTTGATTATGCCGGCAATCCTATCTTCAAACCGAAGCCGAGTGTAGGATCCCCGGTCAGTACAATTTCAGACTACGAAACCAAGATTGAAGATGTAGAAGAAAATATAGATGAAACTTATACCCACATAATAGTTATAGGAGAGGAAAGGGACAGGATTATAGGAGAGGACGAAATTGCCCCTGATGTTCCAGTTGGTTTGGCTCTATCTACTGGTCTGGGATCAGCTACTCAAGCGAGTTTATCCTGGATTACAGCTGAATGGGAAGCCAATACTGAGAGCGATTTTGGACATTATGAGTTAAGAATTAAGAAGGTTGGAGATGCTGATTTTACCGAGGTCTCCACTATCGATATTTCCTTTATCTGGTATGGATTGGAGCCGGGAGTCGAATATGGGGTTCAAATAAGAGCGGTGGACATTTATAATAACCGAAGCAACTGGAGCACGGAGGTAACTAAAGTTACGGCCACCGATTCAACAACTCCAGCACAAATAACCGGAGCTACAGCGACTGCTTTACTTTGTGGTATCAAGATCGTGTGGAATATAGCGACTGAGGATAATATTGCTGGTTATGTAGTGGAAAGGCAGGAAAGTGATAATGGAACAACCTGGACCGGAGAATGGACTGAAAGGGTTAGAACTGATGCAACTATGTGGTTGGATTTGCTATTGACCTATACCAAATATTATCGTTATCGGATCAAAGCCTTTACCCAGACCGGGATAGAAGGGGCTACCTCTACCCCTACCGCTGATAGTATAGCGCCTAACAAGGCGGGAACCAATGATATCGTAGCTTATGCCATTACTGCTGACTTAATAGCGGCTAATTCTATTTATACTAATGCTTTACAGGCAGGAGCGATAACAGCAGATAAGATAGGAGCAAGTGAAGTTTTAATAAGTAAATTGGGCAGCGATGCATTAGCACGAATGTTTCAAAGTGGCGACTATAAAACTAATATTGAGGCCTGGGCGAAAAGTGGAGCTATAACTTATATTGATGGTGGAAAGATTTATGCAGGTTCTATTACATTAACTGGATTAGGCACAACAATCATTGAAGGCGGTTATATAAAAACAAGTTTACTTACTGCAGATAATATTAAAGCAGGAACAATTAGTGGAATAAATTTTAACATCGGTTATTCAGGCCAAGGAAATATTCTTTTTGTGCAAAGTGGAATTCGTTTGTATGATGCTGGTAGTAATATATTAAATTTTTATAAAAGTGGACTTGCCTTATTATCTATGTATTTTAGTAATGGTGTTAGGTTATATTCGGATGGAGATTTTGTTTCTTTTAATCCTGGTTCATATATTTTCGCGTGTAAAAGCACAGGTACGTTTAATTTTCCAGATGTGGCTTCCGCACCTGCTGCTTCGGCTGGAGAAATGGCTTATAATCCTGATGGGGGAAACAACCCTAGATTTGTAGGCTATATTGGTGCGCCTGATAATGCTTGGGGACATTGGTGGCTCGATGCAGGGTGGTAAGGAGGAATATAAATTATGAAACTATATTTAAAAATTACGAGAATGAATTTTGAGAAAGATGACATTGAACATAATATTATTAGAGGGATATCTGACAAAGAATTTCTTTGCTATGACGAAATTATTGAACTATCAAATGATGATAAGTTTATAAAAGATACACTAAAAATAATTTACAAAAAAGACAATAAAGGAAACGACACTAAAGAAATAGAAGGTAAAGTGTTCATGGTTAGAGAACAAAAAACGTGGTGGAGTTTTCCATTATATGAATTTAAAGATGATAAGATAATTCCATTTGACTATAATCAATACAGTTATTTTACCAATACCGAAAGAAGAATGGCTTTAGCTTTAAAAATCGGTGAATTGTATAATCCATCAAGCGAAGCAAAAATAATTCGCAAGACCTTGAAATATATATTGGATGAATTGAAATTGGATTGTCCTGATTTTTTGTTATATAATAAAAAAGTAGAAGAAATAATTTTGAAAAATCCGAAGGATAAATCTAAATGAAAAAGATTGTCTTATCAATTATAATTTTAATATTTTTAATTACTGGTTGCACAGGAGTAGTTCCCCCTCTGTCCGTTAACAACGAAATAGTACATCGTGCTTTACTTATAGGAATTGGAGATTATTTTGGTAGCGAAAATGACCTGCCAAGTCCAATTTATAGTGTAGATAGAATACGTCAAATTTTTAGCCAATGCAGATTTGGTTTATTAGATACCGAATTTTCTATTATTAATGAGCTGAAAGATTCGGATGCAACAAAAGAAGCGATTTTAGATGAAATTGCTTCTACTTTTTCTGATGCAGATAATGATGATGTATCCTATTTTTATTATACCGGGCATGGAGGAAGATTTTTAGGAATTTCTTATCTTTGCCCTTTTTATTCCAATTTCCCAATATTTTCAATATTCTCAAAAATAAGTATAAATAAGTTGGAGCAGGCTCTAAGTGCTATACCTGGAACGAAAGTAGTCATACTTGATACCTGTCATTCTGGAGGATTTATCGGGAAAGGCAAAGAGGGAGTAACAATTTCAGAGGAAGAATTAACATCTTTTAATGATGAGATTATTAATGTCTTTTCTCAGTCCGAATCCAAAGGGCTACTTACTACTAATCAATATAAAGTTTTGACTTCTTGCCATTACAATCAGGAGTGCGCGGAAATAATTCCAATATTCGGCAAACCTTGTGGGGTATTTACCATGGCTTTATGCACAGGTTGTGGTTATTTTAATTATGATTATCCTGCAGATTCTAACGGAGATACCAAAGTCAGCTTGCAAGAGGCGTATCTTTATGTAAAAGATTGGGTGCAATATTATTTTAGTGACTTACAACAGGATGTTCAAGTTTATCCGGATAATTCGACTTATTCAATAATAGAATATTAAATTAAATAAATCCTAAAAATTAAATATGGTCTGTGAACACATAAATAATGTTCAGGAGAGTTAAGGCTAACGCTTTAAGCTTTTTCTAAAATTATTAGAAGAGTTTAAGGCGTTTTTTTATTTTAATTGCAGTTGAAGGAGATCAGATTAATGGAAGAGTTGGCCAAGAAAATAGAACAGATACTTAACCAATTTATCCAGGAGGAACTGGGCAATAGACTGAGTCAGTTTGCTATGAAGGCTCTTAGAGACATGCTTTTAAATGAGATTGAAAATTATAAACCGGGAAATATAAAAGATGAGGTGAAGAAATAATGGCCTATCCTTCAAAAAAAATCGCTATAACTGCCGAGGCTATAGCTTCAGATGCAGAGATTGAAGCAGCCGGTGGAAAGAGAACCTTAACCATCAGAAACCACCTTATCCAGGACCAGGCCGCGGCGCAGGCAGTGGCCGATACCTATCTGGCAGAGTACAAAAAGCAAAAACTAAAGGTAAGAATAACCACTACTACCCCCCTGCCTTACGAGGTGGGAGATACAATCCGGCAAAAATCTGAGCGAATGCCTTATTATCCTGCAGATGAGGCAAAAGTTCCTTATGCCCCCGCAGTAGAGGGAAAATATTATTACGATAGCCGAAATATGATTATAAGAAAAATTAATCTCAGATTTAGTGGGGGGAATTATACAAATATATTAGAATTAGAAGATTAAAAAAAAGAGGTGATTTGAAATGTTTAAGAATAAAAAATTATTAGGGATAATATTATCGATTATCTTACTGGTGTTTAGCGCAAATGGCTTTACCGCATACTACAAGTATACACAGGAATCCGGGGCCAATTTTTATGTGGGTACTGCTGATAAAGCCGATGCCCTGGAAGATACTAATGAAATGAGGCAGATAATCGATGATCTGGGAGCTTTGCTGGTCCATTCAAAAAGAGATGACCTATACCCGAAGAATGGGACTACCGGGGGCACAATACAGATACCCGAAGCCGGGTTAAAATTTTCTAATGATCCTGTAAATAATGATATCGCTGCCTATATTGCCGGTGAAATGATGTGGCAAACAAAGGCAGAATTAGGCATTGATTTATCGCTTTATTATCTTAAAACAGAGATAAACACATTATCGAAAGTAGAGACTATCTATGTTGTAGATATAATTGATTCTGACGAACTTGCTGCCTTGAAATTTACTGATTTGGCTGATACCCCTGCTAATTATACCGGTAGTTCATTGAAGTTTGTTAGAATAAATGCTGGGGAAACTGCCTTAGAATTTGCAGAAGAAGCCGATCCAACCGTAGATACCGATGCAGAGATTAAGGCGATTCTAGTTGATGAAGTAATTAAGACAGGGGATTTTACTGCCGGTAGAATTGCAAAGATTAATAATGCTACCGGAATTATAGAGCAGGGGACTAATACTGACGCTGATGTGGCAGACGCAGTAACAAAAAAGCATGCAGCGGGAGCAGATACCACTCTTGGAACTATGACCGCCGATGTTAATATGGGGACACATAAATTGACTGGATTATCTGTACCTTCAGCTTCTGGGCAATCAGTCAGGACAACGGCCACAATTACGGAAGCTAATCTTGAAGATGCTATTAGTAAAAAACATGCCCAAAATACCGATACAACTTTAATTTTTACTAATGCTTTAGGCTCTGATCATACTTATTCGGGTGAAATAGATAGTCAACCAGTTGGTGAATCGGTAGTTTTTGGAGATTTACTATATTTTAACTGGACTGACAAAGAATGGAAGAAAACTGATGCGGACACAGCGGCTACTATGCCGGGATTAAGAATTGCCTTAGAAACAAAAGCAGATGGGGAAACTTGCCTAATGCTTGTCAAAGGATATTGTCGTGATGATAATTGGAATTTTACTGGAGCAATGATCTATACAAGTGTTACTCCTGGAGCAATGAGTTCTACTGCACCAACAGAAACAGGGGACCAGGTGCAAAGGGTAGGGGTGGCAAAGTCTGCTGACGTGCTCTTTTTCGACCCATCCATTGATGTAGGAGAGATTTAATTATGAAAAAAATAATATTAACTTTAATTTTAATATTGCTTTTGACTACATTAGCTCATAGTATGGATTTTTTAGAATTAAGACCAGCAGGAGATTATGATAAAGATTGGCAGTGCTGTTCCGTTAATGGTGCTTATATGATAGCAGGTATATATAATGGCAGACTCTATACCTCTGCAGACTATGGCGTCAACTGGACGGAGAGTCAACCAGCAGGAGCTGCTGATAAAAATTGGTATTGCTGTTCCGTTAATGGTGCTTATATGATAGCAGGTGCATATCCTGGCAGACTCTATACCTCTGCAGACTATGGCGTCAACTGGACGGAGAGGCAACCAGCAGGAGCTGCTGATAAAAATTGGTATTGCTGTTCTGTCAGCGGTGCTTATATGATAGCAGGTGTTTATGGTGGCAGACTCTATACCTCTGCAGACTATGGCGTCAACTGGACGGAGAGGCAACCAGCAGGAGCTGTTGATAAAGATTGGTATTGCTGTTCTGTCAGCGGTGCTTATATGATAGCAGGTATATATGGGACGAGACTTTGGAGATTATATGAAGCAATTGGTTGGTCTCATAAATGGAATACTCAAGCAATATCTACATGGAATACTAAAGAGATAATGAAATGGAATGATCTAGAATGAGGAGGAATGGGACATTTTAAGCGAAAGGAGATGAGGCAATGAATCCAATAGATTTAGGGAAGGCAATAGCTGAATATGGGATACCAATTATAACCGGTATATTCCTGGTGTTGATTTGCTGGCTGGTTAGATATCTCATTACAGAACGAGGTTTGGCTGGAAGTTTTGGATGGGTCACATAGTTTGTGTATTTTCTTATCAGAATAAATATTCTATGTTTAGTAATCAGGAGTTAACTCATAATTATGATGATTATTTACAAATTGGACATGCGTTTTATCCTGATGGTTTGAAATACATGGAAGTGAGAGATTGGAGAGGCGTTGGAGAGGCGATCGAGTGTCAAAAAAGTTTAAATTATTTGGAACTTTTTAAGGAGGTGATACTGTGGATATTAAGGTTTGGATTTTAATAATTATAGGGATAGCAGTAATAATTTTCCTGGTTGGATGTAAGAAGAAAGAAGAGAAGGAGGAGGAAGAGAACGGAGAAGAGGAAGAAGAGGAGGAGGAGGAAGAAGTTCCTGACCCTTGGTATTGGAAATGGCCATTGATTGATGATACAACTCAGCGTTGGGCAGATTATTGCAAATATATGCAGAAGATAACTACTGATACGTTGGTGGCTTTGGAAATGAGATTTTACAAGTGGGTCTCAGATTGGGATTTGTGGAACAAGGTAAATCATTGGGCGCTTCCGGATGTAGTCTGGGTAAATAAAAAGGATGACTGCGACGGCTTGGCCCGGCTCTCCGCAGACATGCTGGGAAGATTTGTCAAGATCCCGGAGGTCTGGTGGCTAGAATATTATGGTTTTTATCGTGAATATTTTAGTAATAAAGAGACTGGGAAATGGTTAGGAAATTATACGCTTAAGGCCGCAGGGCACGCAATCACTGTATATCGGAAGAATGGGAAGTTATTAGCATTTTCTAATACTTCCTGGTGGAATACTCAGAATTTTCAAGATTTTATTGAGATTGGAGAACTAACTTTTCCGGAAGGGATTTATTGGGTATTGTGCAGACATTGGGAAAGCGGTAAATTGCAATGGCAGGAGAGGGCAAAAGAAGGAGAGATTTTAGAAGGGACTAATATTTTCCACAGAAAATTAAAATTAATGGGAAACTTGAAGCATCTAAAAAGAGGAGAAAGGAAAAGAATTAAGCAGTTGGAGAAAAAGAAAAAAAGGAGATGATATAAATGGGAGAAGACTTAATAGCTGACTTAGTAAATAAATATATGGCAATTGGGATAGGTGCTGTTTTAGTGGCTTGTGCTATTTGGCTTATAAAACATTATGTTACCCAGCAAACAGAAGATAGAAAAGTTTTTGTTAAACAGCAAACAGAAGACAGAGCGACCATTATGGGGTTATTTCAAAATGAATTGAAAGACTTGCATAAAGATAGTTCCTTGAATGTGAAGATCAATCAAAAGAGTGTAAAGATGCTTAAAACGTTGTTGGATAGATTTACCTCTTTAACAGAATACTTGAATCGTCATTTTAATGGATGTGCCGATAAAGTAAATTATAAAGAAAATAATGTGAACGTAAAACAACCCGCTGATCTAGATAAAAAAACCAATGGTAGTAATAAATAGTCTTTGGTTTCGTATATTCGTTCTTATATGTATTTTAATTTTAGCATTTTTCGTAGGAATTGACATTAAATATTATTATAATCATTATTTTAATGAAAGGAGAAAGTAAGTTTGAACATTAGCCAGTATTGGTGGTGTGTAAAAATACTTCGAGAGGCATATAGATCTAAATTAATTACAGGACTTTCTGCTTCAGCACTTACGGCTCAGGCAAGATTAGAATCAGGTTTCGGGGAGTCTGAGCCTATAGATTTGTTTACCGGAAAAAGGTCTTATAATTTGCTTGGAATAAAGGCAATTGTCAAAGATGGAGTAGGAATAGCAGTAGGCAATAATGGTTGGGTGCAAGATTTGACTCATGAGTGGAATTTAGCAACGAAGAAGAAAGAATTGATACTTGCGAATTTCCGGGCTTACAAGTCCCATAAGGATTGCTTTACGGACCACGCAAGAATTCTCGTTGTTTCGAAAGATGATAACGGGTTACAACGTTATAGAAAAGCATTTGAACATTTGAACGATGCGGAGGCTTTCATTACCGAAATTTGGAAAGCCGGATATGCGAGTGATCCTAAATATTTGGAGAAGATTATACCTATAATTAGGCAGTTAAATCATATTCCAGTTTGGGTTTTAAAACTTTAAGGGAGAATAATTATGACATTTGTAATAGCTACTTTGATAACGATTCTTTTGGCATTTGTAGTTGTGGGAATTATATTAATACCATATTTTTATGGTTGTTATGTTTTATGGCGTAAGCTGAAGCCACTTTGGAAAATTGTGGTTCCAGTAATATATGGACTATTAGTTTGTTTTGCTAT